GATGATACAGCAGTTAATGCTGTAGCATCAGGAACAGCAACCTTAATCAAGAACGCAGATGACTATTTGAATAACCATTCAACTGGTGCCGGTTCTAATGGAATGTGGGCAGCAAGATATCCTGGAGCTTTAGGTAATTCACTTAAAGTTTCATTCGCGGATTCAAGTAATTACGACACTAACTCTGTAGCTTCAACAGCTATAGGGGCAGGTGGTTCTGGTTATTCCAGTGCACCAACTGTAACATTTAGTGCAGCACCATCAGGTGGAGTTACTGCTACAGGAACAGCTACAATAAGTGGCGACGCTGTATCAGCAATTACAATTACTAATCCAGGTAACGGATATACAAGCGCTCCTACAATCTCATTTAGTGGCGGTGGCGGAACAGGCGCAGCGGCTACAGCAACATTAGTATCAAGTGATTGGGCATATAAGAGTTCATTCTCATATGCACCTTTAACTTCTACTAAAGTTTCACTACAAGGCGGATCAAATGATGAATTCCACCTAGTGGTTGTAGACGAAGACGGCCTATTTACAGGAACAGCCGGAACTATTTTAGAGAGATTCGAAGGACTTTCTAAAGCAGCAGATGCAAAAGGATTAGATGGTGGTTCAATATACTACAAAGAACGTATTAATAACGAATCTAAGTATATCTATTGGACAGATCAACCAGCATCCGACAGCACATGGGGAAACAACGGCGCTTCCCAAGCATTTACATCAGGATTTACAGCAGCAGAAGCAACTGTAAGTTTATCAGGTGGTGTAGATGATGCACCAGAGAGTGGAGATATCCAAGCAGGATACGCACTTTTTGCAGACAAGGAGACAATTGACGTTAATTTAATATTAACTGGCTCAATTTCAACAACTGACCAAAAATGGGTTCAGGATAACGTAGCTAAAAACAGAAAAGACTGTATAGCATTTGTATCACCTCAGAAAGCTAGTGTTGTAAACAACGCAGGCTCAGAGGTAACTTCCATAGTTTCAAACAGAAATGCCTTAGCTGGCACTTCTTATTCCGTAATGGACGGAAACTGGAAATATCAATACGATAGATACAACGACGTATATCGTTGGATACCATTAAACGGCGACATAGCAGGTCTATGTGTTAATACTGACAATGTAGCAGATCCCTGGTTCTCACCAGCAGGATTTAACAGAGGTCAAATTAAAAACGCTGTTAAGTTAGCATTCGCTCCAACCCAAGCAGACAGAGATACTTTATATAGTGCTCAAATCAACCCAATAATTAACAATCCTGGAACAGGAATTGTTCTTTACGGTGACAAGACATTGTTAAGTGCTCCAAGTGCTTTTAGTAGAGTTAATGTTAGAAGGTTGTTTATAGTAATTGAAAAAGCTATAGCGACAGCAGCTAAGTTTCAATTGTTTGAATTTAACGACGCTTTCACAAGAGCTCAATTCGTAAGTTTACTTACACCATTCCTTAGAGACGTCCAAGGACGTAGAGGATTGTATGACTTTAAAGTAATTTGTAACGAGTCCAACAATACAGGACAAGTAATTGACAACAATGAATTTGTAGCAGATATATTCTTAAAACCTGCTAGATCAATTAACTTTATACAACTAAACTTTATTGCTACTAGAACTGGAGTTAGCTTCGAAGAGATCGGTGGTTAGGCATAAATATAAGGAACTAGGAGAACAAAATGCAAATTAATGATTTTAGATCACAGTTAGGGGCTGGCGGAGCTAGACCCAATCAATTCCGAGTAAAGCTTAACTTACCCAGGATCAGTAGTGGTGAAGGACTAGGAGATCACAATCTTCTAGTAACTGGAGCAGCAGCCCCAGCATCCACAGTGAACCCAGCTATCATACAGTATAGAGGAAGGGAAGTTAAATTTGCAGGAGAAAGAATATTTGATCCATGGACAGTTACAATAGTCAACGGAACAGACTTCAAAATCAGAGATGAGATTGAAGCTTGGATGGACGGCATGAACTCAAGGGAGCTCAACAGCGGCGAACTAATTATGACGGACTACACATCAGATATCGTAGTAGAACACTTAGATAGAAATGATGGTGTCCTAGGAACATGGGAGCTAATGAGTGCTTTCCCAATTAATATGTCAGAAATTGCATTACAATATGCACAAAATGATATATTAGAAGAGTTCACAGTAACATTCCAGTATCAATACTATACTTGGCAAAAAGGCAGCGGCGGACAAACAAAACAAAGTTCCGGTGGAACTTTAGTCTAAATGATCCCCGTTAGGTCTTAGACAGGTAAGGAAAATTATGGATTTATTTGGGTTTGAAATAAAACGGAAAGAGAAGCCACAAGGTGAAAAGTCCTTTGTGGCTCCATCCGACGACGGTGCAATAGAGTCGATTAGAGCCGGTGGTTATTATGGCACCTACATGGATTTGGAAGGTGTTGCACAAACCGAGGCAGAGTTAATTAAAAGATACCGTGATATCGGTATGATGGCAGATGTAGATGCAGCTGTAGAGGATATAATTAACGAATCGATAGCACAGTTGGAGAATGAATCTCCCGTAGAAATTAATCTTGACGATGTCCAACTATCGTCAGCGGTTAAGAAAACGATACTCAAAGAATTCGAAGAG